TTACCACCAATATATGCAGTTTCATTTCCTACAAACGAGCTATTCCAAGATGAACTTGTTGCACCATCAATAGACATTGTTGTATAAGATTCTAAATAAATCTTACTTCTACCCTCATCATATTTTTTAACATATAATCTATAATCAATCTTCTGTGATGTAGTATCTGACGTTAATTGTGCCCCACTTGAAGAAACACGATTTAACATTACAGAATAAAATTCACCATCATAAATTGGCAAAGAATCTGATGTAAGTTCTGCAGAAGTTCCGGCAGATGCATTCAATACAAACGAAACATACCCATGATTATCCGCCGAACCATTATCTTTTAATCGTATAGCAAATCCGTGAGTTGTTCCTGCCTGAAATAAAGTTTGGTTAGAACCACTCGCCGCTTTAAATCTAAATTCTATTGTATCTGGTTTTCTACTTGTATTTGTATCGTTTGCCCAAGTTGTCTGAATGTATTGTCCGGCCTTAAAATCTACTGCCTTAGTAAAACTTCTATCTATAAAATATGATGGTTTATCATCCGGACTTGGATCTGGACCTCCGTATTCTTTAACTCTTAAAATTGTAGATGGTATACCATAACAATTTATTAACCCCTTAAAAGAACGAAGAGTTCCTTTTGTCTTGAGAAAAAATGGCATATTATTTATCAATCGTTTCCAAATTTCTCTTGAAATTTCTCGTGCTGGAGTAGAAGAATATTGTGTAAAAGTATTTACATCTGAGCCTGTTGCTTCTTGGCCGAGAACATATCCAGGTAAATCTACTAAATCTTTACCATCATTTAAATAAAATCCAAGTGAAGTTCCAACTGCATATATTAAATCTCTTGATAAACCTTCTGTTAATTTTTGTCGTCTATCATAAATTTGTGGAATTTCATTTATGTATGTCCAAATACCATCAAAATGTTCTCCGGCCATATTAATAAAGGTATGAAATGGTGCATTTTCACTGTCATTTTTTATATGATCTGGAATATTAGATAATAATCTATTTCTATTTTTTCTATCGTATAAAGACGCAGAAGTTATTTGTTCATCGTACCAAGTTGTCGCTTCTGATGCCGTGGTTGGGTATGAAATATAAGGATTTAATTTAGTTCCTGATCCACCAGATTTAGGCCATGCATTATTATTAAACACACCAATAGAACTTGAAATATAAGAAGAACTTTGAAAATACATATAAGTTTCAAATGGTGTAAATTCATTCTTTATCTTTCTAACTTTCATTGCTAAACTTGATGTTTGAGCATAAGTTAATGAACCAGAAATACCAATTAGTGCATCACTTTGACCTTCATATAATTCTACCTTTGCTAATTTCCGTTTAAAGTTTACCAATCTATCTTCAATAGAACTAAAATGAATAAAATTATCCCATTGTCTATAATCTATTCCAGTAAGTTCTATGCTTTCCATATAACTACCACTTAGTATATCATTTTCTATAGCTTCTTTTATACTTGTATCAGTTGAAACTAAATCATTATAAGATTTAAATTTTGTATCTCGTGCTACAAAGTAACTATCCGCTGAAGTTTGGGTATCCCACTTTGGATTTCTTAATACTACAGCATCTATATCTTCTTCTACAAAATCTATCAACTGCACATTTTCTGTGTGTGGTGGGACCATCTCCTTCACCACATAAGTTAAATCCCCTTCTGATATGCCGGTGGGTAGTGGTTCATATAATTTATAAACTACTGAATGTGGATATTCTTGATATTTTACATCATCTTTTTTAAAATTAACTACAAGATTTGTTTTATCGTTATCAAACTGTAAATAAGTGTATAAATCTTTTGAATTTTTAGGATAAATAATATTCCATCCTGGATAAGCTGGCTCATAATTACTCAAATTCCCAACTTTTTGGCCTTGTCCTTGCCAGCTATCTTCAAGAATTATCTCGTTACTATTAGTAACACCAATTATCTTTGATGAAAATGATTCATAAATTGGTGATTGACCGTCACCACTTGTTGTGTATTGTGCATCTTTATTTCCAAAGTTAATCCACATCCCAGGTGGATCTTTATACATCCAAAGATTTCCATCTTCATCTGTTATTTGTTGTCCTATAAAATCTGGAGGTATTGGTAATCCATCTTCGTTAAATCCTTCATCACCTACATTTTCAGAAATATTTACTGTTGTTGCACCTTGAACATCTAATCCAAGAGCTGAATAATTTTCTTCATCAGATTTATCATCATCCCAATCAGGAAGTGCACCACCGAGTCCACTTCCAGCACCACCACCGAGTCCACTTCCATCACCACCACCGAGTCCACTTCCAGCACCACCGACATCACGTTTTTTCTTTAACATAAAAGCGACACCTGCGATTGCACCAAGTACCAAGCCTCCGAGTAGTAATCCTGGTAATAACCCTTTGAGTTTATCAAATAAACTTTGGGCGTCCGGGGCTGATGCTGATGCTGCAGGACTCTGTGGTCCTCCACCACTACCAGCACCACTTGCTGGATCTACATCCACACCTTCACCACAGGCACCCATTCGTGGTATTATTGTGTTTTCATTACCACCCCAATATATTATTCGTTTATTCTTCATTATTGTCCAGAATCTACTTTTGCATAAAGTGTAATGTTATCTGACGCTAGAAAATTGTGAGTATTATTAGTCGTTATTCTTTCTGAAAGAACAAATTGAGGACTTGGATACCAACCATTCCAGTTATTAACATTATGTGTTGACTCACCACTGACAGTAACCATAGTGTTGGGAGCAAATTGCTGTTCAACACTTGCTCCATCAAGTGTACTTACAAAGGTTGTTGAATTTCCTTGAGGTTGTGAATATCTTACTTTTGATGCTGCTAAAGACTGCTGCATATTCACCGGACTATTAACAAGTGTAACTGTTACAAAATTAGGAGTATCGTCAGTTGTATCGTCAGTTGTATCGTCAGTTGTATCGTCAGTTGTATCGTCAGTTGTATCGTCATCTTCTGCAGTATCACCGACTGATCCTAACAAATATCCATCAGTTATGGGCTCATCTAATCCAGTGTCTGAGAGGGTAGGGGATGGGGCTCCTGTTATTGTTAATCCGTCTATCGGTGGACCGATGGGTAGAGTATTCATAAGACCAGTATACAAACTAACATCTAAACTACCTGATAATCCTCTTATGTCTCGTAATAAACCTAAATTATACCCAGTAGTAATCCACCTTCTATGACCAGATTGAACGTAAAATCTTGTATTTGTAGTAACTGCTACTCCTGAATGTTTCTGTGGTGTTCCTTGGGTTTCGGAATTTCCATCCCAATAAATAATCTTACCATCAAGTGGTGAACTTGGTGCAGGTGGTGCAGGTGGTGCAGGATCTAGTGGTGGAATAATAGGGTTTGATACACGTAAAGGAGTATCTAATGTAACGGTATCTACAAAATTAGGACTATTAATTACTACTGAAACATTCATATTTCCAATTATAGTGTAAGTATGAGTAATTACAGGTCCACCAACTTCTTGATGGCCACACCCAAAATCCCAATAATAAGAAAGTTGGGTTGGGGCCGTATTTCCATTTTCTCTTCTGGTCACAAATGTTACTGGACTATTTGTAGATACATTATTATCATCATAATTTGTTTCTACATTTATAGTTGGTATTGGATCTTCCAATGACCAATCATCATTTTCATTTGTATTTGTATGTTCGGTATATCCTACAGTAAATGCGTCTGTAACTTCAAGAGTTCCATCTAAATATTTATGTTTAAATCCAGGATCTCCATTTGCCTTATTATCTATTTGAAATCCCGTACTATCTATTCCACCAAATTTTCCCAAACCAGTCAATCCACCACCCATCATGAAAGAACCAATTTCCTTTACTGAAGTATAACTTCCAAATTCATCTGATAAACTACTAAATTCATCTCTATATTTATCTAAATTAATCATCTGTGGGGCGAGTCTTACTTCTTTCCTATCTGCTGATACTTCATCAATAAAAAATTTATATTCCTTTATATCAAGTTCACTCGGTTGACCATTTACAGGTGGTTTTTCTCCTTGAAATACTTTACCATCTTCGTCTACATAAAATTCACCCATCGCTTCTCCAGTAAGTTGAGGATTACCACTATGAATTTTTCCAGATTCATCACCTACTGTTTTGGTTAGAACAACTTCATCTGCTCCCGCCATTCTTCTATAAAAGAAATACTTAACTTTATAATCACCACGAGTAAAACCAATCTTTCTTAAATCATTACCTGGTTTTAATTGTATAGCATCGTTAGCATTATTAAAATCTTCACTTATACCAGATTTTAGATATGTATCATTTAAATCATATACATGGAACTTTACAAAATCTTGTACATCATTACCAAACTCTGGATGTAAAGGACCACTTTCTCCCAAAACCGTCATCCCCTCTCGTTTCAGAAGTTTAAAATCTTTATCACTTAATTTAGTCTGTTGTTGTGACATTTTAAATAAGTTCCTTTATCTCTCTATCTAAAACTTTATCTCGAATTTCTCCACCGTGATACATATAAGATTTTTTATTAACCGACACATATTGATCTGGTCTTTCGTAATTCAATCCCGTATCTGGATCTTCAAATGCTAAAAATGTATTAACCGAATTTCTAATCGGTGATGTTTTATTCACCTGAACAACATTACCAGCATCGTCTACAATTTCACTTATATCTCTAAATGTTTCAGCCTGTTCAAGTTTGTTTTGATAATCAACCCTATCTTGTTCATGGAGTTTTTGCCAGAATTCATTTTTTTTTAATTCTTCAAGTGTATATGGCATTTTTTATCTCACTACTTTAAATGAATGTTTCTCATCAAAATATTGAATGGTTTCATCGGCAGTCCCACTACCACTTACTACTTTGTAGTTTATCCGATAAAATCTTTCTGATTGTAATCCATCCATCCAAAAATTGAAATAGTTTCCAGTTGAATCACAACTAATTTTTGAACCACTTCCAAAAGGTATAATAACATCTTCGGTATAAGCATCTTTAATCTGATAATATGTACTACCATTTGGTAGATATTTTACAGTATTGTATCCACTGGAATATTGAGTGGACGAATAAGTTCTTTCTGGATACCGTTCCCTCGCAACAACTCTAAATTTTATTTTCGAGTTTTCTTTATATTTTGGTCTAAATCCTCTCATATAAAGATTCATATCTTCTAAATTAGCCGATGAAAGTGGTGATAAACTTCCCGTTGCCCAAGTAGAATCATCCCAAACAACTTCCAACTTTGGTGGATATACCGTATGTGTGTTTACTGAAAAGAAACTAAAATTTCCCATCCTTGTAGTATTTCCCTCGTCAGAGTTTGAATCTGTATTACCAATACTACCACTTCTCTTTAACATAAATCCCTCGTTTGGAACTGTACTATGTAACCATTTCCAAGTAATATCAGTTACATCCATTCTTAAATCTTTTGGTTCGTGGGAAAAGGACTGTGAAGCTTCATAGCCACTTCCACTATACCAAGTTCCACCTGATTGTGAAACTGCATTCCACTGTGTTCTTGTTGTAGAATCATCTTTCCATTTCCAACCTACACCATCTGATATTACTGGATTTGAACCGTGTTTTCCTGATCCATTTGACCAAGATTGACTAACTGGATATCCATATAAAGTTTGTGATATATTTAAATCAGTTGAATTGGCATCATATAAATTTAAATAAAATTTTGTGTTTGATCCAGATGTAATTAACCCCGAAGCTACTGATTCGGAAATGTATGTCAAATCAAACTTTATAAGTATCCGAGATGTATTTACCACCGTTCCATCTGCATTCATATCTTTTCTAACTTCAAGTATTTCATCAAGACTTGTATTCATACTCGAACTTACTTCATATAAGGTACTATCTTTATTTGGAAATCCAAAATAATGCATCTACACTCTCCCTTTAAAAAATCATACCGGTGGAATCACCAATTGACCTTCCTTCTATATCTATATTAGGAAACTTTAATTCAAATATAGATGGATCTAAAGAAGGATAAATAATTCCGCCCTTGGTAGCATAATCTATATCATATACATTTCCAGAATAACCATCCGAGGCTTGCCATCTATTACTAATTAATACAGGATGATTTTTTGGATTATCTTCAGCTGGTGCAACTACTGCCCCCACACCATCAACATTTGAAATTACTGCTGCCAATTCTGCAATAACAATTGGTTGGTTAATTTGCCACCTATCTATATCAAAAAATTCTTTAATTTTTTCTATACATCTTAATGTTACTTCACTTTTATTAAATCCTCTCCGTGCTATAAAACCAAATTTAACTCCAATATTAATAATCCACGCATTTTTAATGTTAATTGCATCTGTTACTAATCTGTATTGACTTAGGTAAGTTTTTAAATTTTCTTTGACTGCCACATTAAGTTGAGTAAGTTTTTTATCTGAAGTATATCCAAGTGTATATAAATTTAACGCCATTGGATTTGGAAGTCTTTTAATAGATGATTGTATATCTTTAGTTTTTAATTGATCTAAATTTCTTTCATCAATAAAAATATTTGAACCATCAGAAGTCTCTTTTTGCATACTTGGAATATTTAATTGTTCATCTTGAACAATATATGCCTTTGATACTGCCCCATATTTACTTCCCATTGCATATGTTCTTATAATATAATCTTCTTTAGTTACAACTCTACCCTGTGCTTGAAAATATGCCAATGCATTATTTTTAATTTCAATCGTTGACTCTGCGGACTTTCCTCCACTTGCCGGATATGGATTATTTACTGCCACCGAATTTTGAGTCGAAGTAACTAAAGCTGCACTAAGACCAGTAGTAACTTGTGTAAATCCAACTTCAGTTATGTTTATTATTGAATCAGCCGCTACATTATCACCAATTCCACCACCATAAGAAAATTTAACAGTAAGAGTTGTGTTTGATGGTGCTTGACCATATGCTTCTGTTTTCAAAAAGTTTGCTGGATCAAAATATGTATCAAGTTTACTTGGACTGCCAGGTAAAGAAGATCCAACTGAATTAGGATTCGGAACTATTTCTTCATCTGGACTATCTGATATACCACTACCAAATCTTAATTCTGTTGAACCATCCTGTAAAATATAAGTAATAAAGCGTCTTGGTGTCTTTTTTAATTTTAACAAATATGGAACTGTATCATTATATTGAACCAAACTTGGATCATTTGCTGCTGTATTTTCTTCTTCTATAAAAGTGGTATCTTGTGCCAAATAAGGAACTTCGTACCAAATATTGTTATCACTATCTGTTACTGAAATTATCTCTATAATATTTTGTTGGGATAATTTTATTCTTGGATATGATTCAGCTGAACCAAATGAAAAGGTGTCTGATTTAATATTCCCACTTTGTACTCTTACACTTTTTTGTAATAAATAAAATGAAGGAACTTTAGTTGTTTGGTCTACCTCATACACATCAATAGATAAAGGATCATATGAACTTGAATATTTAAAATTACAATCTTCTAATGTTCTAAATATTGTACCATTTTTTGCAGTAACCTGTGTCCCTTCATTGACAGTCAAAGCATAACTCATATTTGGTCTTACTGATTTTCCTGTTCCAGTTGCAGGAACTGTTTGGAAAATATCAATATTTGTAAAAGCTGGTTGAGTTATTTTTGGTTTATATCCATATACCTGAGCCATTTCATAAATAGTTTTTCTATCTTCTGCATAAGCCAATAACATTTCTTTAAATTGTGAATCTACATAATAAGAAAGAACATCACCAACATAAGATGTCATTTCAATAAACATCATGCCTGGAGAAGCTTCGTTAAAATCATTATATGAATTTGGATAATAAGTTTTTGCAAACTCTATCAAACCTTCTCTAAAAGCACCAAAATCTTTATTTATATATCTAACTTCTTTTTGGACTCTCGCCATTTTATTTCTCCACTAAATTATGTACCTGTAGCAAAACTTAAACTTATAGCATCATGAATTTCCGGATTCATACTCAGACTAAATTCAAGTTTAATGTTCAATTGGTTTGGTTCCGATTCATCTTGTTCTACAATTAATTCATTAACTGTTACATGCGGTAACCATTCTACCATTGCTTCCGATATCCTCTCCTCAACTGAAGTAATAAGTTGATCACTCATAGGTTCAAATAAAGTTAAAAGTAAATCTCCACCAAAAGTTGGTTGGCCAACTCGTTCACCCCTGTTTGTTAAAAGTAAATTTCTAATGTTGCTTCCTGTCTGTGAAAGAGTTGTTGAAGTTCCTGGAAAAAATCCATTAACATCATCATATCGCAT